CGGCGACGGCCGCACCCAGACCTCCGCCGATCGCGCCGCGAAGCGCTGGGGCCACAGCCGGCTGCAAGGCTTCGGGGATTAAGGAGGCAAGCCCCGAAGAAGCTCCGGACAACACGTTGCCGAGCCCTGCGGCCTCCATACCTTTGCCCACCAGCCCGCCGATCCCGCCAAACGGAACGGCCAACATGCCCAGCACGGGCAGCGCTTCTTGCAACACCGACTGTTGGTTGTACTCGAACGTCCTGGGCGCGGCGACCGGCACCAGCCTGTCTCCAACGCGTTGGTACATGACCTGGGCGTACTGGTGCTCTTGGGGGGCGTCTGCCGCAAGCCCATCGGCGTCTCCCCACCCGTAGCGGTTGCCGGTGACGAGGTATTTCCCTGCCAGCGACGGGTCCTTCCCGATCGCATCCCACAAGGCCTGCCGGTCAAGCTCGGAGCCAACCTGCTCCTGGGCCCCGCCTTCGCCGGTGGTGTACTGCGCCTTCATGAACGGGCTCGTGTCGATGCCCAGGCGCTGCGCGGCCGCCTCCAGCCCCTCGAACCACGGCGTCTCTTCCGAGCCTTCGGCACCCCCACGCATGCCTCGCCGGGCGCCAAGAAGCTCTGCCCCCGAGCGCACACCGATGACGTCCGGGGACCCCTCCAAGGTGCCCCAGCCCAGCCCAAGATCCTGATGCACGTTGCCGAACGTGCCCCCCAGCCGGTCCAGAACCTGCGCGTTGAGGATCGGGGCGCCCCGGTGTGTGCCGTACGCGCCGGCCCCTTGCTGGGTGCCGGTCAGCGGCTGCTGGAGGAGGGCTTCGAGTCCGGTGGGCATACGCGATTGTCCCTTTTCAAGCCGGTCAGGGCAACACGTTGGAGACGAAGGTGGCCGTCAAAATGACGGACGGGGTTGCTGGCCGGGTAGGGCTCGTTCCCGCCGTAATGTGTTGCAGAGAGACTGTGGTACTGTTGGTGCACCACATGAGCTCGACGTAGTCGTCGGCCGTCAACGACACAAACAGATTCAGCGCCCCGATGACGTGCCCGTCCACGCTGCCATGGCGTTCGGGAATTGAGAACACTGAGTTGCTGTTGGGGACGTCCGTCGTGCCGTTCTTGCGGAGCCACACCTCAGACTCGTAAATCTGCGACCCAGAGTTCGTGAACTGGATGCTGAACTGCACGTTGTACACCCCCGAATGCGCCACGTTGATGTGTGACGAACTCGACACCGTGACACCGTTCGACAGGTCCGTCGTGTTGAACGTGATGGCGTAGGCAGCGGTTGTGCTGGCGGCTGTCTGATCCGTCATATCCGAGAAGGCCCCGTACGGAGCATTCAGAAACTGCGTTCCAGCCGAACCCAGAATGTGCTTGTTGGTGTTGTCCAGGTCGTTGAAGTACAGCCGGAGAACGTTCTCCAGCTTGTCCAGCATCTGCGGGTTGTACGTCCTGTCTGGCGACGGCAGACGAGGGCTGCGCGGTACGTTGAGTGCCGTCACGACTTCCTCCCATCGATGCGCGCGTCAATGCGCGGAGCGCCAAGCTGCCACTGCACCCCGAGCCCCGTGGACCCAACCCGCATGGCCATCTGCCTGCCGCGCACGCGTACGCTCAACTGCTGCGTGAACTCCTGCACCGTGTACGACTTGACGTTAACCGAGTAAGTCTGCGCACTCACCACAGATCCCCCATCGGCGGTGCCGTACGGTGCCCCCGAGTTCTGCCGTGGGTACAGCGTCAGCGTGGCGGTGGGTGCCGTCGTGGTGGAGCCGTCGAACGAGATGTCGGGGAGCATGCGCCACACAAACATGAAGTCGTTGCCCTCCCCGATGTCGAAGTCAGAGGACTGGATGTACGCCTCGATCGGCTGCGGCGACGACGTGGTCTGATCGTCGTTGCCTTGCTCGTGCAGCACCAGAACGCCCTCTTCGGTGTCACCTACGCATGCAAGAGGTCCGCGTTGCAGCGGCGCATCCAGCCATGCCGTGCGGCGCATCGTGCCGTAGTACCAGATGTTCTCCAGATGGTTATAGACCACGTACTTGTCCGGCGTCGGGTTGCGTCCTTCCGCCGCTGCGCTGGACACTTCCGCATTGGACACGTAGAACCACCACACCTCGGTATAGCCCTCGTTGGTCCCAGCGAAGGTCTGATACGCCTGCGCAGCTGCAAGATCGTTGAACACGTACTGCCGCACCGAGCAAGCAAGCGTGTCGACCCGCCCGTTGTACGAGTAGAACTTGTCGACGCCCATCCAGAAAGCGATGTTGTTGACCAGCGCCACGGCGTTCGGAGACATGATGGACAGGTTGGACATGATCATGTCCACGTGCCACACATCGGGCAACCCCTCGTACTGCATCGAGTACAGCGCCGCGTCGGTCCAGATCAGCAGCTCCTGCTTCATCTTGGCGCCGGTCACGATGAACGACCCCGTGGACAGCCGAATGTCCCCTGCCTGACTGGAGTCGCTGGGAATCCAGTTTGTCGGATCCTCCATGTCAGACCACCGCACCACCATGGGGTCGAAGTCCGACGAAGACGTGGTCGGGTACGGATTGGAGCCGAGCGCCACCAGCATCCGTGACACATCCGATGTCATGATGGCGCTGACTTTCTCTGGGACGTACGTGTGCCCGCCGCCCAGGGCATCCTTGAGCAGCACAGCGCGGGGGAAGGTGCTGGTGTTCTTCGCCCAGTAGTAGATGCCGCCGCCACGAGGCGCGATCACCAAGTCCTGGCCGTAGTTGTCATGCGACCACAAGCGAAGCTGTTGCCCGACACCGAACTCGGTGGAAGATGCTTCACCCCAGCCTGTCGTACCCGTTGTCGACACCACCTCGTAGACATAGACCGGCGCATACGTCGCCGGCGCAGTCATGCGCTGCGAATGGTACGCCGCGGTTGTCTCGTCGACACCGCGCGTGCACCCCGTGAACGACGTGGCCGTGACTCCCGTGTACGAGATGACTTCCGCGTCAATCAACACCTTGCCCGTCGCCGGGAAACCTGACGTCGACGTTACGTTGATCGTGGTGTCGTTGTCATCCAACAAGATCGGGGACGTGCCGGTCAACGTCGTGCTGTTTGTGCCAAGAACCGGCCCGTTCCAGACACCTGCGCCCCAGCCATTGCCCGCGCTGTATGCAGCAAGACCTACCCCGATCTCGTACTGCGCCGTGACAGTTCCGCCACCAGTCGTCGTGCTGGTCGCCGCGGTGTCCACAGTGATGGTGTACGTATTGGCGTCCACATACGACGTGACCTGATACCCCGTCGTCCGATTGAGCGCGTCTGCTGTGATGCCGCCAACTGCTGAGGCGCCACTGAAAAGCACAAAGTCTCCGGCCTGGGCACCATGCGCGGAGTCCGTCACCGTCACGGTGGTGCTGCCGTTGGTGGTGGCAAACGGGTTTGACAGCCCTGTCGCCGTTGCACGCAGGGGTGTGATGTTGTAGTAGGTCTGCCCGTAGTTGATGTAGTAGCGCAGGTGCGTGCCGATTCCGATCAGGTTCTCGCTGACAAGCGTGGACCAGTTGATCAGCGCGCGCCCAATGCCTTGGTACGTTCCTGTGGCCGCAGGAATCCAGCCCCCGATTTTCTGCGGAGACCCTGAACGAAACCGCACCTTGTCCATCGAGAACCAGCCGCCTTCGTTGGCGTAGTTGGTGTTCTCACGGTTGATGCCCGGCTTGAATGTGATTCGCTGCAGCGGCATGGTTTCTCCTGGGCGTGTTACCGCCGCACGGGCAGCTGCCCGGCAATGTACTCGCTGATGCGGTTTGAGTATTCTTGGTTCGGGTGCACCATGTCAAATAGGTCTTCTCGCCCATAGAACGGGACCTGCCCGTACACGTCGATAACCTGCACCCCCATCACGCGCCCCACGGCAATAATTGTCTCGTTGTACTTCTCAAGCGACGCCATGTACGCCAAGTTGTCTGCTTCAGACAGCGCGTCCCACGGCGCCAGACGCACCGTTGTCGTGAGCAGCGGAATTTTGCCGAAGCTCTTGGTAACGGCGATCATGCTGTACAGCGTATGCTCGAAGGCGGCGAGGCCCGAGTTCAAGTACAGCGCGCAGTCACCACCACCAAAACGCAACACCACGTGTGTACTCGGATCATGCAACAGCGTTTGTTCAAAGCGGGGCAGCGCTGCAACGGACGTCATCCCTGGCACGCTGTGGTCCGTGGCCGCCACCCCCGCCAACCGCGCGATCTGCGGCACTGGACGATCGTTGAGCCAGGGCGCCGCGGTCGCAGAGTCTCCGAAAAACGCAAACGAGTTTTTCTCCGTAGCGGTCGACCCGCCACCCCCGCACGCAGCCAGCAACAGCACGGTCACAGCGACTGCGATGCAGAGCAGAGCGAGGTCGACCAAACGCATCATGCACCTCGCACAAATGTGCAGGAGAACGTGTTGTACTCGGCGTTGGCCCGAAGACTCTGCGCTGCGGAGCTGCCGTTCGACTGGATGGCGTACCCCTGCACAAAATCAGACGACCCGTTCAAGTACACATACGCGGTAGCGTTCGCTGTGATGATGCCCCCAAGCGGGATATACACCGTGTTCGCAGACAAGTACGTGACACCGTTGGCCAACACCGCCATCGTGAAATAGCACTGCGCGGACGCAGCATCCAGCGTCGCAGAGGCGTGGATCAGATAGTACCCCGCCACACCCGGCGTGAACTTGAACGTGCTCGTGTTGTACGCGTTTGTCGGGTCATACGTTTCCGTGGCGTATTCGATGACGGTCCAGGTGTTGTTGGTCAGCGACTGCGCAGTGGAGCGGCGCACAAAACACCCTGGCGGCGAGGACGTGCTGGTCCCCCCGTTGGCTACCGGAAGGATCCCGGTGACATTCGACGTCAGGCTGATAGAGTTCAGCGTGGCCACCGTCCCCAGCCCCAGGTTCGTGCGTGCGGTGCTTGCGCTAGTCAGATCGCTAAGATTGTTCGCGCGGTAGGCGTACGTGGTGTCGGCGCCGGTGGCTGTCACGCCCAGTGAAGTCCGCGCCCCGGAAGCGGTGGTCGCCCCCGTGCCACCAAAGCCCAGTGCAAGCGTGCCTCCGATCGTGAACGTCCCGCTGGTAGTGATGGTCTGGCTGGTGCCGCCCGAAACCGTGAGCCCCGTCGAGCCGGTCCCCATGGACACCGATGTGACCGTGCCAGTACCGCCACCCCCACCGCTTGCGGCAATCGTCACCTGCCCAGGCGTAGACGTGGTCAGCGTGATGTTCGTGCCCGCCACAAGGCTGCCCGGCGTCCAGCCGCCGGAGCCGTTACCCATGAGCACCTGCCCTTGAGTGGGCGTGCCTGTTGTGCCGGTGCCCCCATTTGCGACTGCCAAGGTGCCGGTGATGTCCGTGCTGCCAGACGCCAGACTCACCGTGCCAGCACTGAGCGCCGTGCCGTTCGATCGGATGATGCCTGCCGAAAACGACGTCTGCCCCGTCCCGCCGTTGGCCACAGGCAGCGTGCCCGTCACTTCAGACCCCAGGGCAACGGTGCCCGCACCGGACAGTGCCGTGCCGTTGGAGCGCACCAAACCCGCTGTCAGAGAACTGGCATTCGTGCCGCCGTTGGCGATCGGGAGCACCCCCGTCACGTCCGTGGTCAGGTCCGCGTCTCCCGCGGTTAGGTTGGCTGTGCCCCCCGAGGACTTGACCAGCCCCCCGCCACCAAATGTCGACACCCCTGTGCCGCCAGTGGCCACCGTGCGCACGCCGACGTTGGCGGTCTGGATGCCTGGGTATACGTTCGATCCGTCACAGAACACCAGCGTCGCGTCACCGGGCTCGACAGTGTGCGTGTACGTGCTGCCGGCGATCGTGTCGAACTCCAGGCTTACGGTCGTGGCGTTGCGCACCACGTAGAGCTTCTGGGTGTTCTGGATCTTGATCACCGTGGGGTTGGTGAGCGTCGCCCCCTCCGTGAAGCTGAGCACCGCGCACCGTGCCTGATCTGGAGCGCCGTCAAGTGCCGTCAGCGTGGTGGGCGTGGCCGTCAGGACGATCGAGGCGACCCCGGTGATGGCGTCCTCCAGGAGAGACCCCAGGTTGACGTTGGTGGTGTTGCCCCAGATACCTGCCTGGGCGCCGGCCTCGATCAGTTCGAGGCGCAGAAGATCGGAATACGTGGATGCCATTTCAGCTCCTGTTACTCAGGTTGCGCGGGCCACTCGACGGTCCACGGGAATCCGGGTTGCTTGGAGACGTCGCGCAACGCTTGTCGGTACGCCGCCCATGCGGCTTGGTCAACCGGGGCGTCAGGCAGCTGCGTCCAGTCGCATTCTGCCAGCATGTTCGTGCGTTGGGAACGGACTTGCGCGGCCCGGTCCTCCGTCTCCTCGGGGGTGTAGTCCTGCACAACCCAGGTTTGCTGCCACACGGCGTCGACCAGGACCGGCGGCCCCTCCACTACCTTCTGCTGCGTCGAGTGCTCGGGTGTAGCCGTGGGCTGCACCAGAAAGACCCCCCATTCCGCCAGCCGCTCGTCCGGCATGTTGGCCGGAAAGCTCGTGTAGGGGTTGTCCCTTCGCAGCGCAGAAACGCTGTAGGGGTACTGGGCCACTTGGCCGTTGACAATCTTCACGTACATGCCTGCTCCTTAAACGTCGGCCGCGTTGCTCGGGTAAGACCGGCCCGTGCCCCAGATGATGCGGACGGC